CACGGCGGCGTAGGCCAGCCTCGGCACCATCACCAAGGCGGCGACGAGCAGCGGGATCATCAGGGCGGAGGCTGCGCGCACCACCCGCGGCCGGGGGTTTTCTGCACACAAAGTCGATACTATCGGAGTATCTACCACGTTTTACGTCTACGGTTCGACGGGTCTGTTAGATAAGGCTCTCACCCTCGCTCTCGGTTTCCACAGGCTCGAACAAATCAGATGCCTTGACCGGCGCGCCTCCCGCAAGTGGTTCACCGTCGCGGGTTTTCTGCACAGCGAGAATCTGGAACGAAACGCCCTTACCGTTATTATTGAACGGGAACGCTTCAATAGCTGCACGGGCGTAAACACCTGAGTAGATTTCGCTCTTGTCCAGGATTTCATTCACGTTCTGGTCTACCACGCTAGGCTTGCGGTCTGCATTCGCGCGAACGGAAATGTAGTAGCTACCTTCGTACTCTGGACGGTCTGACTCGTCGCCGTCTCGCAGGGTATCCTTCCAACCCTTAGGAATGGTACCGCCGAAAGTCTTATCTTTACCCTTCTCGAGGGCAGCTTTCTGTGCGTTGCGAATCTTGTTGATAGTCGCCGTATCACTCTTAGGGATAATAAGAGTTGCTGAGTATTTAGGCTCGTATTTTGCCGCATCCTGAGTATGCGGCTCGAACAGGTGTACGAAGGAGAGGCGTACCTCGCCGGTGGTGAGTCGCAAATTATCGTTTGCCATGTTTAGACTTCCTAACTGTTTATCGGTTTATACGTATTGGTAGATACTGAGTTCATCATCGGGGGTAAACTCAATACCATAGGCGTTATAGAACGCCTCTACGGTGAGAAGCGTAAGGCTTCTCGCACCACTCTTGACGCGCTTTAACGTATCCGGGTTTAGCCCCGCTCGCTCGCACATCTCTTTTTCGCTCTCAATACCGTGCGTAGCACGCCATCGGTCAAGAGCGTCAAAGTCAATTTTAACTCGATTATTCATTACTGAACATCTCGCTTACCTCTTGTTTCTTGCTAATCGCCTTACGGCGGTCTGACTCTGGAACTAATGAAGGCTTTCCCTCTGTCATCTGCAGGGCATCGCCTAGCACGCCGGGTAACTCTTTCTTACCCACTAGCCTGTCAAGGTCTGTAACCCCGGCCAGTTTACGGGTGGTGAACTGCTCAACGCTGTAACCCGCATCTTGTAAACGACGGGTTGCTTCAAAAGCATCCGCAACCACCCGGCGCGAACCAGAGCGAACGACTTTATAACCGGGGATTTTCTGCCCCTGCTCGTAAGCGAGTTCCAGAGAAGACTCTTCCAGGTGCTTTATCCAGGATTTTATTTCGCCTACGCGTGCTAGGTACCCGGCTCGGTCTTCCAACGAAATAATGTTTGGGTCTTCCTCGAAGGCTATAGCAGCTATAGACTCAGCCCGTGGCTTGCAGATGCCCGCCGCCGGGCAGAACTTACACGCGCTTTCGCTCGGCGCAAATTCTGTACCCTCGCTAGAGAGTGCTTTCTTTCCCGCCGGGCGGGCTACCGTTTCGCGCCATTCTTCCAGACGTTCGACGGAGATTTCCCACGTATCAACGTTATTGATACGCGGTTGAAAAACCGTCATGCGCACACGCCGGGTCTTCTCTAGCGTATCTCGATACGCCTTGAGAGCACCTAGCGCGTAAAGCATGAATTGCGGGTTTTCAACAGGTGACACTTCCACGCCGCGCCCATATTTCAGGTCTATCACGTGGATAACACCGCCGCGTATAACAACCGCATCGCTCGTACCCCAGCAACCGGGGATACCAGTTGCTAGTCGCTGTTCTAGCAGCAGCGCCCCGTCATCGCCTTTAGCCTCTTCGAGAATATCCAGGTACCACGCTACATAATCTTGCATGGCTTCATATTCTCGCTTAGCGGCTTGTTCATCGCCACCTAAAAAGTCCAAAAGCTCAGTTCGAACCTTCGCTAAGTCCGTCTCGTAGCTTTCATGCCCTGGCAGTTGAAATTCCCGGCGGGCTTCCACCTCTGCCAGAGAATGAGCGATAGTGCCTTCACGGGCAAAATCGCTTTCTTTTGGTTTCGGGGCTTTCGCCGCCATTTCAACAGAGGCCGTACAAGTTAGCCAGCGCGCCGCGCTAGAAGGCCCTAGCGTTGCGTGCTTGCTAGGCATAGTTTTCAGCTTTCGCAAGCTCAATAAAGCGGGCGGTCTGCTCTTCGTTCATGCGGCTAATTCGCTCAGCGCCTACAGTCGTTAGGAGTCGCTTCAAAACCGCAACGTCTCCATTCTGCATCATTTCAGATGCGAGAGCGGTAGCGTGTGCCAACCGCTCTTTGGGGTCTTTAGGCTCTTCTGCCTTAGGCTCTTCGGCTTTCGGCTCTTCGGCTTTCGGCTCTTCGGCTTTCGGCTCTTCGGCTTTCAGCTCTTCGGCTTTCGGCTCTTCGGCTTTCGGCTCTTCGGCTTTCTTCTTAGCACGGGTAGCGCGCTTACGTTTAGGCGCGGACTTCTCTTCTACCGGCGCGTTCTCACTGTGTAGCTCATTCGCAATATAGGCTACTAGCTTGTTCTCGAATGGGCTAACCAGCCCATCGCTCGTTTCTAGTTCGATAGTAATACGCATAGTATTACACCTTTCTGTAGTTTCGATTTTTCGTCTCATCGAGTTCTTTATGACGTTTTCAAATATCTACAACGTGAATCGTTGATAACTCAACTATAAACCCCTCAGGGTACCAAATGCAACCTGAGTGGTTGTGAAGCTAGTCACTAAATGAGGTCTGACTCTACCACGCGAACAAAGACCTGTTGGGTACCGTAAGCGGCGCTCTTACGCGGCGACGGATTGAGAATCCAGCCGGGTAGGGTACGTAGCACGCGCTGTATCTCTGCAATGTCGCGGCTTGTATGGTCGCCAATTCGACGGTTCAAAACTTCACACCATACCTGCAACGCGCTAATCGAATTAATAGGCTCGCTACCCTCGACAGCAAACCCGCCGGGCGCGTTAGCCCGCCATTCCAGACGTTCATCAAGTGACATGTTTTCCCACCCGGCGGGTACCAGCGAATCGACATACTGCAGGATAAGCCCGGTAAGCGGCTCTTCCTGGATATACGGCGTGCGAGCGCGGTTCAATAGCTCGGTTTCTTCGGCCGTGAAATGCAGTTTTTCGCCGTCTCGATACATCTGTACCGCCTCTGCCCATACCTGATTTATATAGTCATCGGTAATCGTGTCAAAATCAACCTTATGCTCTGCATGCACAATGAGAAAACGGCGGTTACCGTCTTGGCGACGCAAAAACGCAGGGTCATTTGTGGTACCCCATACGACAGACCGGCGCGGGTAGCTAGTCACCATAGCCGCGAAGGGCGCGCGGTATTCGTCTTTACGTTGTGTCAGAAACTCCTTGAGCTTGTTAAAATCCGCCGCTCGGAGAGAATGGCCTTCATCGGCTGTAACTATCCAAGACTTACCCATCTTCATAAGAGTATCTTTATTGCCGATTTCGTCTAGGCTGTTGTACCAGCCGCGTGACATTTTCTCAATCCACCACGATTTACCGATACCCTCGGGGCCGTAAATCATTAGCATGTTATCCCATTTGATACCCGGCTCGAAAGTACGGGCAACCGCAGCGACAAGTACTTTACGGGCAACTAGTCGGGTGTGTGGTGAGTCTTCCACGCCGGGCAACGCAAATTCGACGCGCGGCGTGCCGTCCCACACCAAACCCTCTAGGTATTCCTGAACAAAATCGTGCTTACGTTCCTGCACCAAATCGCGTAACACGTGGCGTAGCTGATTCTCAGAGATACGGAGTCGATACGTTCGTTCGAGATGAAGCATGATAGATGAAAAGTCATAATCGTCTAGCTGTGTGTCGTTTTCGTGAACATCACGCCACGGATAGCTACCCGGCGTAAGTTCCATAGACATACCGCGAACATTGAGAACGATTCCCTTAAAAATCGGGTCATGCGCTGTTATCAAATCGAGATTTTGAATAGTGTTCTCAACGGTACCGAATTTATTCCTTGATAAGCCCTCAACCCATGAAGTGCTATCGGTTTCGTCGTTGATTTCATCAGAGAACGCCTTTAGGATTTCAGCAGACTGTAGCTTCTTCACACGTTCATCATTGGCTGCAAGCTCGTTCATAGCCTTAGTGGATGGTAGACGGGTAACGGGTACACCTTCTTTACCCACGTCCAAATGCCCAAACTTATGTACTCGAACCAGGTCAAAGGCATTCATCGCTTTACCCCCGGCGGGGTCATTCGCATGATATGAGTAGACAAACCCCGGATTTTCGGCTATAGGTGCCATGCCCGCCTCTGACTTTGCGCCGTTGAGGTGAAAACGATTAGCTGATACCTGCTCATACGGTAATCCAAAGACACTTATCAGCTCGGCCCAGTCTTGATAGGCTTGGCAGAATAGACCTGCAACACCTTTGAGGGTTTTAGGGTCTTTGCGGCGGGGAGCACTTTCACGCGGGGGGTTATCAAACGTGTTCGTACCCTGCAACAGAGAGTTATCAATCTCAATAGCCTTGCCTTCACGGGTGATAACTACGTATCCTTCTCCATTGGTTGCGGGCAAGAACATATACCGCTCATGTTGTGCCGTGGTAGGGTCAAAACAGGTATTACCTAGCAGCGCCATAACGCCATAGCAAAGCTCTGTGTATTTCGCGGGGCCTACCTTCTCAGATAGCGGCATAATAAGCCTATACCGTGGCTTCTCCTTCGTAGAGCTGAACGTACTGTGCAGCGCATAGGCGTAGCCGTCAAACACGTTCTGCACGCGGTCAATAAAACCACTATCAGGAAAATCAATATCCAGAGTAAGCGCGCATCGAGATATCACACTCGATTTATTGCGACGTTCACCCTCGATTTCACCAAAAATGTAGTTACCGGCCTCTTTCTCACCCGCCGGGGTTGCAACATACTCAAGGAATTTACCCCATGTGATTTTTCCTTGTTTCCAGGTGATAGAGTTTCGCTTAGGAGCAGTAGCAAAGTCAAGTTCTGTGGTTGGTGTGACTTCCATCGTGTGCCTTTCTAAAAATCCTGTAGATAGCTCATGAGCGCGTCTTGAGCTGTCTCTTTGCCTTTGAGTCGTGAGTCTATTATAGAATCAATCGTACCCCGCGCTGTGACTTTGTGAATTGTTACCGGGTGTTTTTGCCCCTGCCTAGATAGGCGCTTATTCGCCTGTTCCCATTCCTCGGTACTCCAAGGTAACGTAGTCCAGACGATAGTATGCCCGCCGTGTTGCAGGTTCAGACCATGACCGATAGACGCGGGGTGTGCAGCTAAAACAGGTATCTCACCCGCGTTCCAAGCGTCGAAAACACCTTTTTCGTCTGAGGTGTGCAGCACCCCGGCGGGTAGCGTAGCCTTTAGCTCTTCCAGCTCTGCCTTGAAACGGTAGAAGACCAGCAGCGGCGAACCCGTACCCTCGTAGATTTCGAGAACCGCTTTTGCCTTTTCGTTATGCAGCTTCGTAATCCCAGCACCGGCTAGGTAATCGTCCACATCTGGATATATAAATCCGGCGCTAATTTGCGATAGCTTACCGGTCATAACGGCGGCGGTAGCAGCGGAATGTAGCTTACCCTCGGAAACTTCTACCACTAAATCCCTGCGCATCTGCTGATAGGCGCGCCGGGCGTTCGCTGGCAGTTCCACTATAACGTCATTCTCGATAACAGGCGGTAGGTCTATTTTCCCGTCCGTTTTCATAGACGTACAGAAATGACTAATCATGTCGAAAACGTGAACCTCCGCGCCGGGGAGGGGTTTCCATTTTGTGACGTACCCCTTCCAGCCTATAGACTCAGCTTCAAACCACCGTTCACGGAATGCTGCAAGCGAGCGCCCTAACGTAACGCCCCTATCGAGAATAGCCACTTGCGCCCATAAATCGAGCAGCCCGTTAGGTGTAGGCGTACCGGTCAAACCCCAGCAGTTCACCACATTACGGCGTATTCGGTTAGCGCTCTTCCACCGCTTAGAGGTCTTGCTCTTGTACCCGCTCAATTCGTCAAGTATGAGCGTCCGAAAGCGTCCATCCGCCGCGTAAGCCTCTGCATCTGCCTGTACATCACGGCTGATAACGTATATATCTCCCTCAGTGTTTTCTAGCCCATCCCGGCGGGCGCGCGGGCTTCCTGTGCACTGAACCACCTTGAGGTCTGGCCGCCATTTCTGAGCCTCTTCACCCCAAACATTCATAGCTACGCGCTTAGGGGCGATAACCAAAGCGGGCAGGTGTTCAGAGGTTAGAGCCGATAGGGTAATTGCTGTTTTACCAAGGCCCATATCTAAGAAAAGCCCGCGCCCGCCGGGGGATTCCTGCAGGAACTTTACCGCGTCTTCCTGGTACTTATGTAATTTCAGTTCAGAGTTCGACACGTTTACCTCGATATTTGCGCTCTAGCTGCTTGCGAAACTCTTTTGACCGGCGGTCGCCGCCTTGACGTGGACGCGATTCGTACCAGTCTACTAGCTGTTCCGCCGTCCATACCGGTGTGTTTCCAACAACCGCCGCCGGTTCCGGCAAGGGGGGGCGTTTGTTGATGTGGCTACCAGTGTATTTCGCTATTCCTAGCATCCGCTCGGCGGCTCGCAAATCGTAGAAACGTGGCGCGCCTTTTAGGGATTTATCCTTTTTCATGGTTTCCTTCCTATAGATTCAACCGTTCAAAGTTTAACACTTTGAACGGTTGAAGTCAATTATTTCAGATGTGGTAGGTTCACTATGGCGTTCGACGCGGCTACATCCCAAAACGTAGCATCATCTACCCCGATAACGTACCCGCCTCGTTCTTTATGCAGTACTCGCCGGGCTATCGCTGGCAAGTCAAAGCCTAGTAGCGCATCTGCGAACCGTTCCTGTAGCTTATCGACGATACCGCTGTAAATAGCTTGTTCTCTTGTTGGGTAAACTTTTCTTTCCACGTTCTTACACTCGCTAATCTTGAAGCCCTGTTGCTTCGATATTTCAAGCATACACACTTTGAACCGTTGAAGCAAATCGCCCGCTTAGTGTTTTACGTCTCAAACGCTAGAAGGCTCTCTAAGCGGCTAATTTCACCACGCCCTAACAACCACCCGCTAACCGCCTAAAAACGTCTGAGCGGGCGTTTTGTAGCTTCCTAGCGTAGATTTTGACCTTCTACCTCTGCACGCGTGCGAGCTATCCAACCATCCACCCCGGCGCGGCCATAAGCAACGAACACTTGAGTGCCTAGCTTAGCCGCCCGCGAGTGCCATAACTCTTGTGCCTTCGAGAGCCTACCTTTCTCAGTTTTCAGCTCTACTAGCCAAATTCCCCCGCCGGGCGTCATCACCATGCGGTCAGGAACACCTCGCTCGCTCGGTAAGAACTTTACGGCTTTCCACCCTTCACGGCGACAAGCCCTCATAAAATACGCTTCTAAATCTGCTTCTCTCATACCCCTACGGTACCACTACCGCCATAACACCACACAGCAGACCGTAGAACGCCCGCTAACGGGAAAACACCGCCCGGCGGGCATAATCACCCATCGGTTCAAAACTAACCGCTT